GACGCCACCGACAGCAGCCTGCACCGCCGCAAGCAGCGCCTGCGCGTGCGAATCAGGAAGCGCCGGCCTCACAGCCGCCTCACAATCTCCGCGCACACCGCATCGGCGATCTTGCGCTCCACCACGGGAGCCTCAGCACGCAACGCGATGACCGGATCGGGGATCTGCGGCGCCATCCGAGACGACCCGAAGTAGTACAGGTTCTCGAGCTTGCCGACACCGCGCGCCTCCGGGCCGGACTCGTAACCGAGGCCGCCGAGGATGGACTCACCCTTCATTGCGCCAGGCAAGCCCCTCGCGTGACGATGCCCAGACGCCTGCTGCTTCAGGACATTCGTCGCCGCCACCTTCGACGCCTGCACCACAGGCACCACAGCGCGCGTCGTCGAAACGCGACCGAGAGCCGCCGCAAGCTGAGACAGTTCCGTCACCAGTCCACCCCCTCGCACGCATACCGCGCATCCTTCTCGAAGGTCTGGAAGCTGCGGCCCTTCACCGTCATCTGCCGGCCTGTGAGCCGCGCATGCCGGGTCACCGTCACGCGCGCCCCGTTCGGCAGCTCAGGCGCGCTCAGCGGCAACCGAAGATCCGTCGGCGTCTTACCCGCGAACGCCGCAGCCGCCTCAACCTCAGACGCCTGCACATTCACACGCTGCAGACGGCACTTGCCCTCGTACAACGCGCGCCACGACACGACGTCCTGCAACGTGTCAGGGTCCGTCACGACACCGCCAGGCACCTCGACACGGCACTCATCGACCATGAGAGATTCAGAGCCGCGAGCGAACCGCGCCGCAGGCGGGGGAGTGAAGCTCACACCCATCACCCCGGAGCGATCGAGAACGAACCGCCCGACGACGGCGGACGCAGCCACTCCAGCCACTCGGGCAGGATCGCCACGCGCCCACCAGGCGCGCCGCCGCGCTTCACCGTGTGCGACGCGTCATCCATCGTCCACGACTCCTCAGCCGCGCCCTCGGGGTTCTGGATGTAGTCCGTCACCGCGAGACGCACGACGAGCTTGAGTACGACCTGATCGAGAGACGTGAGGTCGCCGAGCTTGATGCGCAGCAGCGTCTCAGCGTCCTCAATCGCCTGCCCGACCTGACCCTCGTTCAGTTCGTCGACGGGGCGGCCCATGCCCTTCGCGACGTCTTCCACGCTCACAACAGCCACAGGCCACCCCCTCTCAGGCTTCCTTCACGAAGCCAAGCGACTTCAGGTGCTCGAGCGAGTCGTCGCCGATCTTGTCGGTGACGACGTCGCCAGCGAACAGGCTGAACGGGCGGCCCGCCTTGTCGCGCGCCGTGACCATCGCCGCCGAGACGACGAGGCCGGTCGACTTCTCGACCGGAGCCTCGACGACCTCGGCGTCACCCTTCGGCGTCTCCTTGGTCCGGGCAGCCATCAGGCGACACCCTTGATGCTGATGCCAGCGCCAGGGTCGGTGACGACGGGAGCGAAGTTCGCGCGCGCACGAATGCGCCACGCGTCCGTCAGCTCGTCACGGATGACCTTCGTCTCGACGAGGTCTCCGGCGGACTGGTAGCCGCCACCGAGATCCTCCTTGGCGATGAAGCCAAGCTGGTTCGAGTCGAACATGTACGCCGACGTGCCAGACCCACCGGGAAGGTTGGCGCCCGGAACGTGGACGACCTCGAGACCTGCGAGAACCTCGAAGCGACCCGAGTAGACCGGGTTCGTCTTGTCCTCGCGCGCCATGGCGTTCGAGATCGTCTTGTCGGACGCCAGGTAGGCCCACACCGTGTCGTCGACGAGCAGCGTGTCCGGCTGGTAGCCCATGTTCAGGCCGGTGATCGCAGCCTGGGCGAGCATGACGTCGCGCAGGATGTCGGCGCCGGCATCCGTCCACTTCACCTTCGCGGTCATCGACGAGGTCACGGCCGAAGCAATGACCGACGTGCAGGACTTGTCGATGACGAGGCCGGCCGAGTTGGCGAGCTTGAGCAGACCCTTGTTGACCGGGTCGATCTTGCGACGCTTGATCGACTCGTCCGTGACGAGGGAGTCCTTACCCCACTTCGCCACGCGAGCAGTGCCGGCCGGGCCGTCACCGATCGTCGTGAGGGTGTACTCGGCGCCCGGAGCGACAACCTCAGGGGCGTCGTCCGCGAAGATGCCCTCGGCGAGTTCGTAGCCGACGGCGCCGCCCACGGAGTCCTGACGGCCCTTGAGCAGCATCGTTCCGATGTAGCGACGGTCGCCGAGCGTCTGCATGCGGCGAGAAATGAAGTCAGGCGACTGCATGAGGCGCTGGATGTCAGCGGCCGTCAGGTCGACCTTCTGGGGGTACGTAGCCATGTTTCAGCTCACGTCCTTTCAGCGGTTGAACAGGACGCGAACAGGCGCGCCATCTGCAGCGGTGGACAGGGCGACGCCGAGGACGCCGGTCGTGCCGGTCGCAGCCTTGCCGGCAGCGGCAGCAGCGACCTGGTCGCCAGCCGTGACGGCGCCCGCAGCGACGAGCTTCTGCACGCCACCCGCGTAGACCGTCACGTTGTCGTTCTGCGCGGCATCGAATCCGGCGACGCCGACGGTCTTGAGGGAGCCAGCGGCAGCGGGTGCGACGGTGCCGTCGCCGGACACCTCGAGCAGCTGACCAGCCGTGATCGGGGCCGACGCCTTCAGCGTGAGGCGCTGGCCGGGAAGGTAGATCGGGAGGTACTCAGCCATGAGTCCTACGCCTTTCAGTCAGTCGGGAAGTACTTTCGGTACTCCGCGTCGGCATCGGCCTCAGCGGAGGTCTCACGCGCGCCCTGGCCTTTGTCGGGCTGCAGGGTGCGCTTTGGGGTTCCGACGAGCGCGAGGAGCTTGTCCGCATCGGCGGCGAGCTCTTCCTCGGTCTCGCCCTGCAGGCGGCCCGCGAGTTCAGCGGGGATGCCCTTGGCGAGTGCGACCTCGTTGCGCAGGGCACGAGCCTTGAGCACGGCGAGCTCGTCGCCGTACTCCTTCGCTGCGCGCTGCGCCCTCTCCAGCTCGGACAGGTCGCGGTCCTCGATCTCCTTGAGCTTCGTCGCGGCGTCGGCGTTGGCCTTCGCTCGCTTCTCCTGCTCGCGCGCCTTCGCCTTCCAGAAGTCGACCGTTTCGGTCGGCTTCGGTTCGGTCGCCTCTTGGGCGCTCTCGGGGATCTTGTGGTTGGCGTTGCGATCGCCGGGCTTGCTCGTTTCGGCCTGCTCGACGTCCTGCTGTTCGGTGGTCTGCTCGTCAGACATGGGTGCTCCGTTTCGGTGCATGGTGTCGGCGCCGTTGCGGTGCCGATGGTCTAGGTGCGTCCGAGCGCGATGCGCGCGACGTCGGACGGGGAATGGCCGGCGACGAGGTACCCGTTCGCGGCGAGGTGGCGGATCGCGGCGTCGCGGTCATTCCCGCACAGCCGGTAGATCGCCTCCGGAGTGAGACGCTGCTTCGACACGCGCCTAACGGGGTAGTTCTTCACGAACCCCTGCTGCCGGTACCCGGTCGTCGTGTACGCCGTGCTCGTGCCCTGCTCGCGGTCGATGGCGCGTTGCACGTACGCGTGCCAGCCGCGCTTCGTAGTGCCCTCGCTCGTCGTCATGCCGTTGCGTGAGCTCCCACGATCAGCGTTGATGACAGCCGTCATGTCAGCGCCATCGTCGATCGCGCGGCGCTGCGCCTTCGTCAGGTCACGCACCTGCGAGGGGTCGATGTCGTTCGTGTACCCATGGCTCTTCTCACGCAGAGGAACAGGGATCCACCGGCAGCGCGGGTGACGCTCGAAGCCTTCATTCCAGCGGAACTCCTTGCCCGCGAGCGCCGCACATCGCTTGCAGCAGCCAGGCGCGACGAGCCGCTGATACCCGTAGTACGAGCTCGCGGCCGTCGACACTGACGATGCAAGGCGTGTCGCGTCCGCGACCTGCGTCTCCGCTGCGCCGACGAGCCACAGTCGGCCAGCCTCGAGGCGCTCGGCGATGGACTCCGCGTCGACGCTCTTCGCCTTGACGACGGCGCCGTACAGCAGCGACGTCAGGTCGCGCCCGTCGGATGCGATACCAGCGAAACCAGCCGCGCTAGGAGTGGCGAGCATGTCGGACGTCGGGATGACGAGCGCGGCCGCGTCAACCGCGTCCTGCGCCGCACCACCCTGCGCCTGCGCGACATCCGCCGCAATGAGACCGCTGACGAGCTGCCACGACACATCAAAGTCGCTGCCCATCCACCGCCACCGCGCCGACAGGGTGCGGTTCAGGCGCGAGAGGCGGCGCTGCTGCGCCATGTACAGGCTCGTCGCCGCGTCAGGAAACGCCCGCGACATCAGAGACCGCCGGCGCCTGCAGGTACGGCGCGTTCACCGGGTCAAGGGCGAGCGAATCGCGCTCCATCTCCGTCATGAGCTGACGCTCCGCCGGCGTATAGCCAAGGTCGATGCGCGCCTGCTCCGTCGGGATCAGCGGACGCCCATCAGCGCCACGCGTCGCGACCTTCTTCGTCACAGCGTCCGCCATCTGCGCGACAGTCGGCGTCGACGGGTCACGCCACACCGTCTCGAGCTGCTCCGCACCATCAGGCACCTCGCCGCCCACAATGAGCATGCACAGGCGCATGACCTCTTCCCACGTCGCACCGAACGCGACCTGCTTGCGCTCGATCCGCTTCACAAGCGGTGCCTCAGACGCGCGGATCGCGTCCGCCGACGTCGGATTCCCGCCCTCGAAGGCGATGTAGTACGGCGGAAGCGCCGTCAGGTGCGACACCATCGCCGCTAGCAGCCGGATCGTGTCGTGGAAGTTCTTGAGGTCAGACTCGCTGAACTGGCCGACCTTCACGTCCGGATTCTCGTTCGCCCACAGCCGGCCCTTGATAACCGACCAAGCATTCTTGAGGGCGCCATTCGCGTCGACGAAGTCGTCACGCTTGAGGCCGAACGCCCAGCGGCGCGGCATCGCGTGGTACTCACCGGAAACCATCATGTCGGTCGCCATCTTGTTCGCGGCGTCCGCGAGCCCGATGATCGCCTCGATCTCGGAGAAACCGTCGGGGTACTTGATGCGCGGGCGGTTCACCAGCGGAACGAGGGGCACCACGCCGAGACCATGCTCGTCGACCTCGACGACGTCCCAGCCGGTCTTGCCCTTCGACATCGTCGACGTCCGCTCAGTCTCGTACAGGTTGAGCATGTCCGTCTTGCCGTCGTCGCCGCCCGTCCACCGCTTCATCGCGGCCGTGACCTTGCGAGTGCGCGGGTCGCGCGTCCAAGCACAGTCGAGCGCAGACTCCACGGTGATGATCGGCGCCGCGTCCGGGTCGTCGGGCGCGCCGACGATGACGCAAGCGCGGGCGAGGCCGAGCGCGTCGACGTGCCCGAGCATCGACTGCTCGTCCATGTCGTTTGCCTGCCAGATCGCCCACAGCTCTTCGCTGCCATCGGACTCACCGGGGAAGCGGAAGCCCTCGACGTCGAGGCGGTTCTCGTACGTGTCGACGACGAGCTGCGGCCAGTTGATGACGAGGTCGGTGATCTTGTCGCCAAACTCTTCGCGCATCTCGTCCGAGAGGAACGACAACGGCTGCTTGCCGCGCAGGTACGCGTCGAACTTGTCGATGTCAGTTTTCCACGCGCTGCGCTTCGCCTCGAGAGCGTTGATTAGCGCGAGCTGTTCCGGGGTGGCCTCAGCCATGCGTCACCACCTCTCAGAAAACGAGCATCTTGGAAGAACGGGAACGGGTGACACCGGACGAGATCGCGTCGCGACGGGCCTCCCACGACAACAGCCCAGCCATCGCGGCGTCGAACTTCCGGTCGGGATGGATCTTCTGCAGCATGAACATCGGCTGCCCGTCGTCGTCGACGAAGTTAGTGCGCCGGCGTCCAGCCGCGCCGATGTGGCGCGCGAGATCGGCGGCCTGCGGGTCACCCTGCGACCAGTGCACCTCGCCAGAGGCGATGGCCTCCCGGTACGCGCGCACAGCATGCACGACGGTCGATGCGACGTTCGTGCGCCACTCGTACACCTTCTTCGGCCACCGGCCCTGCCACGCCGCGACGGTCTCCTCAAGGAAGAACGGGTCGCAGTACAGCCGCCACACGTCCATGACCTCGAACAGGTACGCCATCGACTCCCGCAACTCATCGAGCGGGAGCTCCCACTCGTCGACGTCGAGGGGCCGCTCCCACAGCGCCCACAGCTCCTGCCGCCCCGAGGAGACCTCGGTGATGACGATGGCCGTAGAGTCGCGGTAGCGTGCTCCGTCGAACCCTGCGGTGACGAGTGCGCCGTCAGGGATGCTGCCGGGCAGCCCGTTATCGGCCCACGCGTTCGGATCAAACGCCTGCTGCCCCGAACGAACCCACCTGTTCAGCCAAAGACGCTCGAGCATCGCCTTGTCGGCGCTCGGACGCTCCCACTGCTTCGCGATGGACTCGAACTGCCCCGGCCCGTACTCACCGACCGGCCCAGTCGCCTCGCGCACGGCCTCAATGACCTGCTCGCGCTGCGACATGTCATACGTGCCGCCCGCCTCGCGGTGGAAGTGGAACAGTTGCGGATCGTCAATGTCGCCGCGGTCGATCGCGAGCGCCTCCTCATGGATGCCCTCAGCGATTGACTCCTGCCCGAGCTCGCCGGCGGTGCCGACATACAAGCCCCACGGGTCCTCGAGGACGCGCTTCTCGAGGTTCGCGACCATCGTCTCGTGCGCGCTCTTCGCGCGCGGCAGATACAGGCGGTGCGGCTCATCGAAGCACTGGAACGTCGTGCGCGCACCATCACGCGCACCAGGGTTGTTCGACAGCGGCACAGCCTTGCCGTCAGCGCGCCCATACTCGTCCAAGCGGATGATGCGCTCAAGGCTGACGTCGAAGAACTCCGCATCCGGCCCCTCAGCGCACATCACGCTCAACGCGCCGTACGCCAACTCCTCGACCTGCTCAGCCGTCACGGCAAGCATCGGGATGTACGGGTCATTCACCGGCCGCCCAACCGGGCGCCCATGCGCGTCGAAACCGTCACAGCGCACCGGCCCCTCAGGATGCAGCTCAGCGAACGCAACCCACGCCATGAACTCCGTCTTCGCCAGACCCTTACGCCACGAGATCGAACCACGCTTGAACCGACGCCGACCCTGCAACGGGTGCCCCTGCGGATACACCTCATACAGCCGATACAACGCGGCCTTCTTGTCAGCATCCAGCCGCGCAGGCTGCCCCTTGAGCGAACCCGGCCCGAAGATCGCACGCTCCTCGATGAACGCCGCGATCTGCGGCCCCAACGTCGGCCACGGCTGCTCGTCCAGCTTCGGGACGATCAGCGTCGACATCAGCCCACCAGCACAAGCCGCGGGTCATCGCCCTCGTCAGACTCAGGGGGAGCGGCGAGCACGCTCGACCCGCGCCGCTTACGGCCAGCATCCTCAGCGGCCTCAGCGTTCTCGATCTCGGCGCGCAGCTTCTGCAGCGCCATCGGCGACAGGCCAAGGCGGTCGCTGATCTGCCGCGCCTCGGTCGCCGACGCCAAGTGCCCCTGCTCGCCACGAATCTGGTAGCGCACGAAGATCGCGAGGGTGCGCTCGAAAGCGACCGACGCATCCCAGAGCGCGGCCTGCGGCGATGACCACAGCAGCTCCCACAGTGCGACCTCGAGGTCAGCGGCCTGCTCCTGCTTCGCTCGCAGGATCGCAACCTGCATCTCAGCCTCGTTGATCTGCTTGCGCAGCCGAGCCTTCGTGCGGCCGTCCTCACAGTCGGCGAGCTCGCCAGTCATGTTCGCGACCCGGTCGTCGAGCAGCTCGATTGTCGCCGTCGTCTCAGGATCGGGAAGCAGCGGCCACGGTGGCGTCTCGACCTTCGCATCCGCCTTCAGCGTCGTGAAGTCGGCCTTCGCGTCGTTGCGACGAGCGCGACGGCTTGGGTGCTTCGGAGCAGGTCCGGGCATCGCGCTCACCACCCTCAGAACGTGAGAACGAGTCTCAGAAAGTCGTCAGTCAATCAGCCCGGAACCCGTACACAGCAGAATTACCCA